TGGAAGTAGAATTTTTAATGCAAGTCAGAGAAGATACTATTTTTATACAAGCAGAGTTGGACGGTGAGTGATATGGCAATATATTTTATAGAGAGTAAATATAAAGAAATTTTCAAATTAAAGCAAATGCTCGAAAAAGAAAAAATTCCTTTTAACTTTACATGTGAAAGTTACCCAGAATCAAATTTTATTCATTATCATTTGGAATATCCAAACAAATTCGATATGGACGGAAGCCGTATCATTTCAGTTGTTGAGGGCATTGGTTCTTATGGAAGAGAAGCGGACAAGCTGGAAATCATGGGACTTTTAACACCGGAGGAAGCAGAACGCGATAGTGTAGCGGGGTGGCTCACAGCGGATGACGTATTTAGACGGATACAGAAGCACTACAAAATGAATTGGGTAAGCGTAAAAGATAGCTTGCTGGAGGAATGAAAATGTTACACGAGTTAAAGATATACCCAATGTATTTTAATGATATTTTGAAAAACAACAAAAATTTTGAGGTTAGAAAAGATGACCGACTGTATGAAGTGGGGGACTATCTGTATTTAAGAGAGTATTTGCCTACTGACGAGTACACAGGAAAAGAGATTTTAGCAAAAGTACTATATGTCTATAGAGGTGGGCTTTGTTTACAAGACCACTGTATCATGGCAATAGAAGTTTTGGATTGGTGGACGGTGAGATAAGATGACACGAAAAAGATTCATAAAGCTGCTTATGAGCAAAGGGGTACAAAGAAATGACGTGGAAAAGTATGCGCGAGAATGTATAGAAATCGTTAAAGATTATGAGTATTTGTACGTTTTTGCTCTGGAAGAGCTTATAGAGCAGTTATTTAAGAATTTAGAAGAAGCGATAGAAGTTTTTAAAAGAGATTGTTTTCCAGACGGTGTACTTTATGGTTTCCCTGAATTTTTAAGAAAACAAATACAGTTAAATGAAGAATCCTACATAAAAAACGATTTTACAAAAGAAAGCGAAGAGTTAAAATTTAAAGAAAAGTTATACAGACTTTATGGAGAAGGTGAACGAAGTGAAAGAAATTAAATTAAAAGAATGTCCCTGCTGCGGTGGGGAAGCAGAAATGAAAGAAACTAACTATATTGGTGCAACGCCATCCACTGTAAAGGTACTATGTAAAAAATGCGCTTTACAAACAAAAACCTTTATAGAAAGCATTGATTACTGCGCAAAAGAAGAAGCGGCGGAAGCGTGGAATGAACGGCATAAAGAGATTTATCAAGATGACTTCGGAGGTATAACAGCGGATGAACTTGAACGCGCTTTAAAAGAGTTTGTGCAAGAGTTGGTTACGATGAAAAAAACAGAAGAAGAGTATAGAGAAACCCCAAAGTGCCCTATATGCGGACACCGGGGTTACAACATCAGAGAGATAGGCTCCGATGGTTTCAACACATATGTGATTATGACATGTAGAAATTGCGATACTGAAATACGGACAGATAAAGAAAAGATAGATAGGTTTTTTCTGGAAAGACTGGTGCAAGATATTGAAAAATAACAATATATTTTTAATATTAAGTATTATAATTTCTCTTTTCTGCCTAGTAGCAACAATAACCCTTGCTTTACATATACCTTTTATTGTGTTTTTACAGTATTGGTGGGTTCTTTTAATCCTGATGATTTTGTATGGTAGCACGTTAATCTTTTGTGTGATTTTGTATATAAGTGATTTGCTAGAGGGGAAGAAAAGTAAGAATAAAAAAGACAAAAGTTACAAAACGTGGAGAAAATCATGAAATGCCCATATATGAAAACGGTTATAGATTATACTCATACAAGCACGGTGTACAACTCCGATGGTTTGGTGAAGGAAGTAATATCGCAAAATATTTATATAGATAATATGAGAGTGTGTATAAAAGATGATTGTGCAGCATGGAGAAACGGAAAATGTTACTATAAAGGAAGATAGGATAATAAAGATAGGAAGAAGGTAGTATAGTGCCGAGTAAAAGAGACATTTCACTAAGTAAGTACGATATATCAAAAGAGCGATATAGGGAGCTGTACTACTTTTGCCAGCAGTATAAAGAAAAGAAAGAGCGGCTCAAAGATTGCTATAGTATCGGTTCCCCCGGTTTATCAGATACCCCAAAAGGAGGATGCACAAGTGATGTAGTAGCCAGACAGGCAGAAAACGCCATGAAACTGGAAAAAGATATCGAAGCAATAGAGCAGTGCGCCGTTGCTGCCGATCCTGAAATTTATCAATACGTTATTAAAAGTGTTACCGAAGGCGTAAAATATGAATTTTTGAAAGTGCCTGCCAGTAGAAAGAAGTTTTATAGAGCCAGAAGGAAGTTTTTTTATCTACTGGATAGAAAAAAAGGATAACCAAAGGGACATATTTTTATGCTATATTAATATTATGAGCAAAGCGAATAGGGGCACCGGTGATTCGGTGTCCCTATTTTATTGCAAAAGAAATGGAGCGAAAAAATGAAGCAGAAAGGAAGAACCACAAAGTATGACACTATAATCAAGCCGAAATTAGAAGAAATAAAAAAGTGGTCGCAAAGCGGAGCTACCGGAAAACAAATAGCCGGAAACTTGGGGATAGCGGAAAGCACTCTGTACAAATATAAAGATGAACACCAAGAGCTGGCAAGTGCTATTGATGACGGGCGCAAAAGTTTAGTGATAGAGCTAAGAGGTGCTTTGATCCAAAAGGCACTTGGGATAAAGACAACGGTTAAAAAAGGCATGAAGTGCAAAAGTGTATATTATGACGATAGTGGGAAGCGTTGCGAACGTGAAGAGGTTGAAATATACGAAGAGGAAATTTATATCCCACCTGATGTAGCTGCATTAAATTTGGCTCTCAAAAACTACGATAAAGAAAATTGGGCAAACGACCCGCAGCTACTAGAGCTAAAAAGGGAAGAATTAAGATACAAAAAAGAACAGGACGAAAAAAACAATTGGTAGGTGAAAGGTATGCCGGATACAAAAAATTACGTGGTAGGAGAAAATAAAGGCTTAAGAGAAGGGTATACAAAAACAGAGACAGAAAATATGATTATCCAGCAACTAAATAATAAGATTATATTTTCTGAAACAGAACCGGAAGCAGTTATAGAAGGTGCTCTACTTTTAATTCCAAGTGAAGATGGAGAATAAAAATGTCTCAATATTTAGGAACGATACAAGTTGGAAATAACCCAAAACCAACAGTTGAAATTTATCTGGATAGTTACCGCCGTGAAGGTACAAGAGTTTTCGCCTACTTTAGTTACAGGTTACTGGCATTAAGTGGTTACGATAGATGGGGTTACGATGTCATATTAAACTGGGGATTTAAACTAGCTGGTGAAAATCCGTGGAACGGACACAGTATCACAGTACAGCCGATCAATCAATGGCAGTGGGGTGAAAAGTGGGGTTCTTTCTCTGTAGAGAATTTTGACACAGGCACATATAACGCCAGTGCTTTAAGTTTTAATTTTAATTTATCCAGTCAAGCAGGAAGCGGAACGGGGTTTGATTATCTTTTAAGTTACGAAGCAGAGTATACAAATCCTGTTTCTGGTTCTGTATCCGCAACAAGCGTAGATGGATACTTTTCAAATACAGCTATTTCATGGAGCGGATTTCAACACGGTTTAAATAACGGTATCAAAGAGTATGAAGTTTGGTATTTGGAATCTTCAGATAATAACAACTGGTCGGAACGAAAATTTATACAAAAAGTATATACTTCTGAAACGTATGGGCAAATAGATTGGTCGGGCGGTCAAGAGGGAAAATATTATAAATTTGGAGTTGTTGCGCTGGGAACGGTAAGCGGAACGTATTCAGATACAAACTTTTATACCGGTTCTTTCAGAAAAGCATTTTCTCCTACTGCTCCTGCACTCGCTCTTGATAAAGCGATTATCAGCCAAAGCGGAAATGCGTTGTTATCTTGGTATGGCGCAAGTGCAAATAGCGGATCTTTAAGCAGGTTGGAAATAGAAGCAAACTATTTTGATGGTGTATTTTGGAGTGGATACAAGCAAATACAACAAATACAAAATCCGTCAACGAATGGTTCTAGTACTCAAAAACCAAAAGACTATACGGTATTTGGGTATAACGGAAAACCGAAAGCTAAATCGAAGTTTATATACAGAGCAAGGGCAATGAATTCATTTGGTATGTACTCTGCATATAAAGAAAGCGGAATACTGGAAGTAAGCGAAGTAAGAAAATATCAGTACGGATACAACGGGAAGTGGATACCTGTAAAAGTAAAATACGGGTATAAAGGCAAGTGGATACCTGTAGTGCTAAAACGCGGTGAAGGGGGTAAGTGGGTAATATGTGGAAAAGTTTAGAAGAATTCTATAAATCGAAGCAATGGGAAAAGTTTATAGATTTATTAAAACAAGAACGCTCTAATAATAAAGGTGATATTATTTGCGCTCATTGTGGCGAGTTTATCATAAAGAAGTACGACTGCATCGGACACCACATAGAAGAGCTTACCTTAGAAAATGTTAACGACTACAGCATTTCTTTGAATCCCGATAATGTAGAGTTGATACACTTTAAGTGCCACAATAAAGCGCATAAAAGGTTTGGATATGGAAATGCACACAGAAAGCCGGCACCAACACAAGAAGTGTATATTGTTTATGGTTCTCCTTGTAGCGGAAAGACAACGTTTGTAAGAGAAAGCGCAGGAGAGAACGATATCATTTTAGATATGGACAATATCTACGAATGTATTACAGCGAACGAAAGATATATTAAACCGGAGCGGATAAGAGAAAATGCTTTCGGGGTCAGAGATTGCATACTGGACATGATAAAGTGCAGGCGCGGAAAATGGTTTACTGCTTGGGTGATTGGCGGTTATCCTTTGTTAATGGAAAGAATGAGATTGGAAACAGCTCTTGGAGCCAAAAGTATTTTTATAGATACAGACAAGGAAACGTGTTTAAACCGTGCAAGAGACAGACCAAAAGAGTATCAACAATATATAGAAGATTGGTGGAATAAATTTCAGCCCTCCCCCACGGAATGAAAAATTAAGCGCTGTGAGGGACTGGAAAGGGTGATCTACAATGCCGCAGAAAGCGAATTTTTGAGATTTTTAGAAATCGTTTTTCCAAAGTGTAAAAAGTTGGTGATAGTAATAAACAGAAAAGAAGAGTTACAAAAAGTATTTTCAGAACTGGACGAATCCGCAAAACAAATTGTGTTTCCTATGATTGATGATGTTGTGTTTTTGGAAGAGCAGCTTGCAGAATTAAAAAAATACCCATTTATCAATATCAATCCGGCAAACAAAGCACAGCAAAAAGCAACAGCGGCAGGAAAGCAATACAAAGAATTTTTGCAGCAATACAATAACTGTATCAAGATATTGTTATCTCTTGTAAATAGCGATGCCGGAGACGAAGAAAGCCCACTAAGGTTATACATGAAAGAGTTGATGAAAGGTAATGCTTAATGCCTTAAATCAAGATTTATATTTGATACAGTATCGAATTGCAATTAAAAAAGGAGAAATTATAGCCGGTCAAGAACTCACTATGGAGCTTGACCGGTTAATTAATGATCTGGGAAATCCGAGGTATTATTACGACACAACAGAAGCGTATAAAAGAATTCATTTTATGGAAGGGTGCATTCGTCTTACAAAATCACCGTTTTACGGAAAACCTATGATTTTAATGTTGTGGCAAAAAGCATTAATCGAAGTTGCATACAGCTTTAAAATGTCCGACACTGACTTTGACAGATTTAAAAAAATTATTTTGTTGATAGCAAGAAAAAACACAAAGTCGGAAACATGCAGCGCATTGGCGTTATGTGAATTAATTTTCGGAAATGACGGTTCGGACATTGTATGCAGCTCTAATGATGATATGCAAGCAAATATTTTGTATGATGCCATTGATACCATGCGTTTAATGATAGATCCAAAACAGCAAGATACATGGAGAAATCAGCAGTGTATCAGAAACAAAGTAAATAACTCTAAAATTTTCAAACTATCAGACAGAACTAGAAATAAAGAGGGAAGAAATATTGATTTTGCCATTTTAGATGAAGTTCACGAAATGATGAAAAATATTATTTTGAAGTCTATAGAACAAAGTCAGTCTTTAAAAGATAACCCAAAACTTTTTATTATCACAACGGAAGGTTTTGTTAATGACGGTGTACTAGACCATCTGCTTGTTGACTGTAGAAAAATCATAAACGGAGAAGATGACGGTATCAGCGCGGAAAGGACATTACCTTGGCTGTATACGCAAGACAGCGAACAAGAAATCTGGCAGGATAAAAGTACGTGGGTAAAATCAAATCCAACACTCGGTATCGTAAAGAAGTGGGACTACCTAGAAGAACAGGTAGACTTAGCACGTAAAAGCAAAGCGGATAGGATGTTTGTACTATCGAAAGATTTTAACTTTAAGCAATCCAACTCCGAAGCATGGCTTATGGAAGAAGATTATAAATATTCTGCCGTATACGATATAGAGGAATTCAGAGATTGTTTTGCTCTGGGAGCGGTGGACTTATCAGAAACTACAGACTTAACATGCGCAAAAGTATTGCTTATGAAAAAAGATGATCCAACAAAATATATTTACACTATGTATTTTATACCTGAAAGTAAGTTAGAGTTGTCCAGTGATAGAGAATCAGGAGCGAAATACGCAGAGTGGGCAAAAGAGGGGTGGCTTACCATTTGTAAAGGCAACGAAATTGACCTATCAATGGTTGCGGACTGGTTCTATAAACTTTATGAGACATACGGAATACGCACAATTACAACCGGTTACGATCAGAAGTTTGCAAAAGACTTTTTAAACCGCATGGAAGAATACGGATTTGAATTCGAAATGGTTTATCAAAATAAACTTACCTTATCTAATCCGATGAAATTAGTGGAAGCGGATTTAAAAGGGCAACTTATCAATTATCAGGAAAACCCAATAGACCAATGGTGCTTGGGTAATGCTTCTATGGAAATTGACAACTTTGGTAACGTGATGGCGGTTAAAATCAATAACCAACAAAACAGAAGAATTGACGGAGCGGTTACGCTAATCATCTTGTATGAAATGTATCGGCGTTATCGCTCTGTTCTTTTAAGAAAGTTGAGGTGATTAAGACGGGGTTTTTAGATATATTCAAGAAAAAATCAAAAGAACATAAGTATGCTCAAATGTTAAATGGAAGCATTCCAGTGTTTGCGCAATTTGGAACAAATATTTATGCAAGTGACGTAGTACAGCAAGCTGTAAATTGTATTGTACTGGAAATGAAAAAGTTAAATCCTCAACACATACGAGAAGTTGAACATGATATTACACCGGTTGTCAGCGAGATTCAAAGAGTGTTACAGAACCCAAACGAGTTAATGACAACCAGTGAATTTATCGAAAAAATTATGTGGTTAACAATGTTAAATTACAACTGTTTTATTATCCCTACATACGAAAAAGAAAAGCTGACAGGGCTATATCCTGTCAAGCCGCTGCGTGTAAATTTTCTACAAGACGTAAGCGGCATTTTTTATGTCAAAATGACGTTTGAAAATGGATATGAAACAACAATTCCGTATAAAAATGTAATTCACATTCGATACAAATATTCAGTTAACGAGTTTATGGGTGGTAACGAATCCGGACAACCGGACAATGATGCACTTTTAAAAACATTGGAACTAAATAATACTTTGCTGCAAGGTGTAGCAAAAGCGATGAAATCCAGCTTTAGTGTAAATGCGGTTGTAAAGTATAACACCTTAATGGATTCCGACAAAACGGAAAAGAATGTCAAAGAACTTGAATCAAAACTAAAAAAGGGCGAAAGCGGAATTTTGCCAATGGATATAAAAGGTGAGTATGTACCGATTAAACGAGATATAAAACTCGTAGACGACGACACACTCAAATTTATAGATTCCAAAATTTTAAGGCAGTTCGGCGTGTCTCTTCCGATTTTAACCGGCGATTATACAAAAGACCAATACGAAGCGTTTTACCAAAAAACATTGGAGCCATTAATCATTTCTATATCACAGGCATTTACAAAAGCGTTATTTGGAAATCAAAAAAACTACGGAAACAAAATAGCGTTTTACAGCAAAGAACTCATGTTTATGTCGGTATCGCAAAAACTTGAAATGGTGCGGGTGCTGGGGGACAGCGGTTCGCTGTACGAAAATGAAAAGCGCATTGCGTTTGGTTTACGTCCTTTGCCTGAACTGGCAGGAGTAAGAAAACAATCACTTAACTACGTTGATGTAGAAATAGCAAATCAATATCAACTGCAAAATCAAAAGCAGAAAGGAGGAAAAGATAATGAAGGAACTGGAAACACGCAAGTATAGTTTTGAAGTACGCGCGGAACAAGACGAAAAACACGGAAACATCATAACCGGTGTTCCTATTGTTTATGAAAAAGAAACCGTTATAGCCGGTTGTTTCAGAGAAGTTATTCACAAAGGCGCTTTGGATAAAGCGGATCTGACAGATGTAAGGTTTTTAGTAAATCACAAGTTAGACGGAATTCCGTTGGCGCGCAGTAGAAAAAATACAGAAAATTCTACTATGAAGTTGACCGTTGGAGATAATGGGCTAAATATCAGAGTGGATTTAGATACTGAAAATAACTTGGAAGCTCGCAGTTTGTACAGTGCAGTACAGCGTGGAGATATTACGGGTATGTCTTTCCTTTTCGGTGTCAACGAAGAAAGATGGGAGGATTTGGACAAAGACTTGCCATTAAGACATATCTACAAAATCAGCACAGTAGTTGAAGTGAGCGCGGTAACAATGCCGGCTTACATAGACACTGAAATAAATGCTCGTGGGAAAAGCGCGGTGGAGACTGCGCGCCGATTGGTGGAGACTGAAAGGCAAAAGCGAGAACAATCGGTGGACACTGATTTACTGGCGTTAGCCAAAGAAAAAATTAAAAATGTTTCAATTTGTATGGAGGTTTAATATGAAAGATTATTTGAAAAAATTAATTGCAAGAAAAAAAGAAGAAGTAAAAAATTTAATGAAAAGAAGCGCGGAATCAGAAGATATTAACGAGGTGCGCTCTATCGGTGAAACCTTAACCGCGTTAAGAGATGAAATCAATGAAGCGGAAGAGCAACTAAAAAAAGAAGAGGAAAAAGAAGGTAACAGCCAGCAAGGTCAATCCGACAATCAGGGACAAGAACCGCAGCAAAGAAGTTTTGACCCAACAAAAACTTATGGCGCTATGAGAATGGTTGGAAGTTTTGGTGAAAGCAAAGAATCTAGAGATAATGACCCCACAAACACAGAAGAATATAGAACGGCATTCCAAAACTATATTTGCAATAATGTTCCGATCCCTGAAAATTTGAGAGCGAACGCAACAACCAAAACAACAGATGCAGAAACCGTTATCCCTACTGTTCTTGTAAATCAAATTATTGAAAAACAAGAATCTGTCGGAATGATCCTTCCTTTAATCACAAAAACAAATTACGCTGCCGGTGTGGAAATTCCAACTAGTGCATTAAAACCAAAAGCTACATGGGTAGCAGAAGGTGGAACAAGCGACAAACAAAAGAAAACTACAGGAAAAATTACATTTACACACTACAAACTGCGCTGTGAAATCGCTATGTCAATGGAAGTTGGCGCAATGGCATTAAGTGCTTTTGAAGCAAAATTCGTAGAAAATGTTGTTGAAGCTATGGTAAAAGCAAAAGAACAGGCTGTTATTAGTGGTACAGGTAGCGGACAACCAAAAGGTATTTTACTTGAAACTCCACCGGAAGGACAAGCTATCATTGTAGCAAAAGCTGGAAAACTGGATTATAAACTGTTATGTACAGCGGAAGCTGCAATTCCGGAAGCGTATGAAGCAAATGCTAAATGGTGCATGAGCAAAAAAACATTTATGGCATTTGTAGGCATTACAGATGCAAACGGACAACCGGTCGCACGAGTAAATCACGGTATTAACGGAAAGCCCGAAAGATACTTGCTAGGTAGAGAAGTTGTCACTTGCGGCGATTATATGAAAAATTATGCTGATACAGTAGAAGAAGATACAATCTTTGCGTTTATCTTTAACTTTAAAGATTATGCTATGAACTCTATCTATGATATCGGAATTCAGAAAAAACAAGATTGGGATACAGAGGATTTGCTAACAAAAGCCGTAACTGCATGCGACGGTAAAGTGGTAGACGTTAACTCTTTAGTAACACTCAAAAAAACAGTAGCGTAATGCAAAGGGGATAGGGCTATGTCGGAATTTAACTTATTGGAAGAAGTGAAGAAAAATATAGGTTTGGGTGGCAATGATTATCACGACCAAACGATACAAAGTTACATAGATGAAGTAAAACAATATCTACTGGACGGAGGTTGTAAACCCAAAGTTGTAAATTCTCCTTCTTCTGCTGGGTTAATCGCAAGAGGTGTTTTGGATTTATGGACACCTACAGGAGCGGCAGACTTTAGTCCATATTTTAAAAGCAGAGCGATACAACTTGCATTAAAGGATGATGAAGATGTACAAACCAAGTAAATCTTTTATTACACCCCTTCAAATACTTCATGTGGAAACGAAGAAAATAAATGGCGTTGTAACAAAAGCATATACCGATGGTGAAGTTATAAATGGCAGTTTTGCCACATACGGAGGAACAGAAACCGCGGTTAACGGTGTGTACAGCATCATTGATACTGCAACGATAGAAACATACTACACAGATAAAATTAAAAGTGACGATCGCATCAGACGTTTGACGGACGGAGCTGTCTTTGAAATCAAAGGAGAGCCGGAAAACATAGAGATGCGATTTTTATTTTTAAAAATCAAAGTGCAGCGTGTAAAGGGTGGGGCGTAATGGCGAAATTAGGGATTGAATTTGACGGCTTTGAAAAATTGATACAAAAACTGGAAGATGTGGAAGGTGCTTCGGAACAAGCGGTAGAAAATGCACTTGTAGCAACGCATGAGCTTGTAACACGAAATTTGCAATCTGCGATTGCTCCGCATAGACGTACAGGAGAAACGGAAAAATCTCTTAAAAGAAATGCGGAAGTTACGTGGGTTGGAACAACCGCTGAGGTGGAAGTTGGGTTTGATATAGATAACGGGGGTTTACCTTCTGTTTTCTTGATGAATGGAACCAAAGTTAACGGAACGCCTAGAGTAAAGCCGGATACAAAATTACAAAATGCAATTTACGGAGCTAAAACCAAAAAAGAAATAGCGGAATTGCAAGAAAAAGAGTTCAGAAAGTGTATAACGGGGTGATGTTTTGAAAGAAAAATTAATCGAAATTTTAGAAACAATGGGTTATCCTGCATATCTGCAAGGTAGTATGTCGGAATATGATGAATATCCCGAATCTTTCTTTACCTTTTGGAATTTTGACACAGAAGAAATACGGCACTATAACAACAAAGCAACTTTTATATCATATGGCTTTTGGGTTTACTTCTATAGTGTAAATCCCGCACTGGTAGAAAACGTTATGAAAGAAATCGTCGCTAAACTAAAAGAAAACAGATTCTTAATAACGGTGGCGGGAATGGATGCAGACAGTGGAACGAAAACTCATACAGGAAAAATGATAGAAATTTATTATACGGAGGAAATTAAAAAATGATTATCAGAGAGTTTAGAGGTATCACCGATTTAGTGATAGCCGAAGTAACAGAAGATACAGTAGAAAATTTTACAACCGGTACGCCGGAAGAGTTCGCAGGCGCATCGGAGCTGTCAAGAACGACAGAAACAAGTAGTGAAACGCACTACTACAATAACATCCCTGCTGTTGTAATTGAAGGAACAGGAGCGGATACAGTTACAATTTCAGCTTCTGCTCTTCCTTTGGATTTGCTTGCAAAAATCACAGGTCAATATCACGATGAAGCAACAGGTATGATGGTAGAGTGTGAAAGAACCACAAAATATTTTGCGATCGGATATAAAACAGAGATGACAGACGGAACCCCAATTTTTGTATGGAGATTAAAAGGTACTTTTGGTATTCCAGATTCTACACACGTGACAAAAGATAACGGCACAGGCGCAAATGGTCAATCTGTTACTTATACAGGTATCTCCACTACACATAAATTTACAAAAGCGGTTGTTGTAGAAATTTCCGGAGATAAAATTGATTCTAGCAATTTCTTTGAAACTGTGCAAACACCGGACACTGTAAAAGTTAAAAGCGAATAAGGAGTATAAAAATGGAGTTAAAACTGGTTACATATAAAAAAGAAAATGGAAAAAAGATTGTAGACAAAACTTTTTGTGCATCTGAATACACCCTTTCTTTTGGCACGATTGAAAATTTTATCAAAGTGATTGATATTGAAACTTTAACTAGATGCAAAACAGATGATGATCTTTTAATGTGGTGCGGAAAAGCAGTATTACAGGGTTTCGACCAAATCGCGCCGTTAATGCTAGATATTTTCGAAGATTTAACGGTGGAACAACTGAAAACCGCAGCAACAAAAGATATTGCTAAAGTAATAATTGGTGTTATGAAATATACTTTTTCCGAAATCATGTCTTTAGGTAAAGAAAAAAACTAGGACAGGGGGAGCGAGAGCTTCCCCTGTATCAAATGTTTTTTATACTGCAAATGAATATGTGCAAAACCTTTCCGCACTTAACGCCTTTTACACTGCGCAAAGAAAAAGCAGTAGAAGTTTTTGAGCTTATCAGGCGTTTAAATGGGTATATCGAGTATGAAAAGGAAGAAAAAGTAACAACGCAAGCAGAATCCAATATAATCGTAAGACCGGCAGGGGACAACTGGTTTTAACTTAAAAGTAAAGGCACATCAATACGATGTGCCTTTCTTGCTTTAGAAAAGAGGTGATACATACGGGCAAAGAAAATAACTATACCGCAAAATTTAAAGTTGATATATCCGATTTAAAGAAAAATATTACCGAAGCCAATAAAAATATTCGCATGGCAAATGCGGAATTCAAAGCGGCTACCGCTGGTATGGATGACTGGAAAAACAGTGCGGAGGGTATCAACGAAAAATTAAAACAGTTAACCAAAGTGCTTGATAGTGAAAACGCAAAACTTAAAAGCTACCAAGAACAACTGGAAAGAACGTCAAAAGCAGAAGAGGAAAACTCCAAGCGCGCAGAAGTACTGAAAAAGCAGTATCAAGAAGCGGCGAAACAGTTTGGTGAAAATTCCGAAGAATGCAAAAAATTACAATCTGCTTTAAATGCGGTTGAAAAAGAACAGGAAGCAAACGCAAAAGGTGTAGAGGATTTAAGAATCAAAATCTTAAATCAGCAAGCGACAGTCGGAAGAACTGAAAAAGAATTCCGAAACTACCAAAAACAACTCGAAAATGTAGAAAATGTTTCCAAGCAAGCAGAAGGCGCAGCGGATGATTTAAGCGGCAGTTTGAAAGATGTAGAGGGTAGTGCAGAAAACGCAACAACCAGTACAGAGAAATTAAAAGAAGGATTTACAGTTGTAAAAGGCGTTATTGCTAATCTCATAGCCGAAGGAATCAAAAAATTAAGCTCTGAATTTGTAGATCTTGCAAAACAAGCTGTAAATTTCAAAGCAGAATTTGAAAGCGCTATGAACACCTTGCAAGTACAAACTGGCATGAGTTCCAAAGAAATGGAAAAATACAACGGAATCATGAAGGAGATGTACAACAAAAATTACGGCGAAAGCTTTGATGATATTGCACAGTCAATAGCAACGGTGGCACAAAACTCAAAAGAAGTAGATCCTGCAAAAATTCAAGAGCTAACAGAAGGTGCATTAACCTTACGCGATGCTTTTGGATTTGAGGTCAACGAGACTATGCGCGCAGCCAATATGTTGATGGATCAATTCGGTATCAGTGGCGAAGAAGCGTATAACCTGATTGCACAAGGTGCGCAAAACGGACTTAATAAAAATGGTGATTTACTCGATACTATCAACGAGTACGCAGTACACTTTAAGCAAACAGGGCGCGGAGCAGAGGACTTCTTTAACATGCTTGAAAATGGCGCAGAAGAAGGCACGTTCTCCGTGGACAAACTGGGCGATGCATGGAAAGAATTTGGTATACGCGCAAAGGACACCACGACAACCACAACAGAAGCATATGAGATTTTAGGACTAAACGCCGATGAAATGCGTGCAAAATTTGCAGCGGGCGGAGAAAGTGCAAAGCAAGCAACAGATACGATTTTAACTGCGCTTTTCTCTATGGATGATGCAGTAAAGCAAAATCAGGCTGGTGTTGACCTTTTCGGTACTATGTGGGAGGACTTGGGAGCGGATGCAATAAAAGCTCTTAGTGACACCAATGGAGAAATTACATCTACTAAAAATAGCCTAGAAGAAATCAACGAAGTACAATATTCTGGTTTTGAACATGAGTTGGAACAGCTAAAAAGAGAGTTTAAAACTAGTTTGTCTGAACCACTTGCAGAAGAAGTGATTCCACAAGTAAAAAAATTCTTCGATACTTTAAAAAGTAACGGTTCACTACAAAGTTTTTCTAATGTCTTGGGTAATGTAGCAGGAATTTTTTTAGAACTGGCAAATAAACTGCTCCCGCCTGCTCTTAAACTTTTAGAAGGAATACTGAAAAACTTCAAATGGTTAGCTCCTGCGGTTGGGGCGGTTGTAACGGCTTTTCTTACATATAAAAAGGCATCCAAAGCGATAGACGGAACCAGTACAGCAGTAAATTTACTGGCAAAAGGGATTTCATCAGTATGTGGTGGAATTGACCTGCAAATCGCAAAACAAACAATTTTAAATGCATTGAAAAGCCCGTGGACAGCTCTTGCGGTTGGTGTAGGAACCCTCATAACAGGGATAGGGATACTTGTTGCTAATATGGAAACAGAATCCTCTTTGATTAGAAAACAAAGGGAAGAAGCGGAAGCGGCTGCCCAAGCGTGGCAAGAGTTGATAGATAAGCAAAATAAAAAAATCGCTACAGGTTTAGGGGAGTTAGAACAAACGCAACAGCTTGCAAATGAGCTTGAAACGTTAGTTGATGCAAATGGTAGAGTAAAAGAGGGTTATGAGGCACGTGCAAACTTCATCATAAACGAGCTAAACGGAGCAATCGGAACCGAAATGGAATTGATTGAAGGACAAATCCAAAACTATGATGAGTTCAAAAATAAAATTGCCGAATTGATAAATACCAAAAGAGCACAAATTATAATGGAAGCTCAAGAAGAAGCATACAAAGAAGCTGTTTTAAACTTAGAAAAAGAAGTGAATAACCAACGTCAGTTAGCGATCGACATAGAAAAGAAAAAGCAGGAAATTGCTAACGAGACAAGTGCACATGAAAGAAATAATTTAACGCAAGATCTTAGGGAAATGGAAGATACTTACGAGACAAAACAAGGGATTATAGATGGATACTATAACACTATCAGCGATTACGAGCTAAACTCCGTAAGACTTGCCAGCGGAAACGCCGAAGAAATAGCAAAAATTGAAACAAGCGTTACAGCCAGCAAAGCGACAGGAATAAGCGACAGAAGAACGTTGCTTGAGCAAGAAAGAGCAAGTCAGGAAGAATACCTCAACCACCTGAAAGAGATATATAAAGGTACTAACGATGAACTGGAATTACAGCAAATAGAATCGGCGCAGAAAAAACTTGATGCAACAAACGCAGAGCTTCAATCTATGACCAGCACTATAAACACAGGCTTCCCAAGCATACTATCAGCATGGGGAACAGGTATGAGTAATGCTGTAAATGAGGTTAGCGCAAAAGCTCCTTTCCTAAAAAGTGCGATGGCAGGAAATATGAATTCCGCAACAAGTGGTGTATCTGAAAACGGATGGAAAATATCTGATGCTCTGAGAGCTACAATGACTGACGGAGAGCAGAGAATTAAAGATGAACAAGGAAACTTTACGACTTCCGGAAATTGGATAATGGAAGGATTAAAAAGCGGTATCAATAACGGTTCCGGTGGAGTACTAGGCGCAATAGGCGGGGTTGCAAGCGCTTTGGTGAAACGCTTTAACAGGGAAATGGGAATTGAATCCCCATCCAAAGTTATGGCAAGCGCAGCTAAGTGGATCCCGGAAGGCGTTTCAAAAGGAATTAAGGATAACTCAAAAGGTGCGATAAATCAGATGAAGGGCTTTGCGGTTCAGATGATAGACACAGCAAAAACTACGCTAAAAGACGGAAAGTTAAGCGATGTGTTTGGAGCAGAAATTCAAGGTGCTACCGACATGCTAAGTAAAGTAAAACTTGGTTCAAAAGCTGCCGGAGTTTTAGCGGGGACAAACCACAATTTATCAAGCGGAACAAGTCTGGGGTATATAGGTAGTGCAAGCCAAAGCATGCAGAAGGAATACAATTTTTATCAAAATAACTATTCTCCAAAAGCGTTGTCCAGATTTGACATTTATCGACAAAGCAAAAATTTACTATCACAGGCAAGGAGGGTGTAAATGTTTCAACTTACCTTAGAAAACGAACGAGGAAAACAAATAGTTTTACACCCCAGCACGCAATATGTAGTCACAAATATACAAGGGTTAACCCCTCCAACAGCTACCATAAACAGCTCTGTAGTAGCTTTGCAAGACGGGGAAGTATATAACAGCGCAAGGGTAAATACAAGAAACATTGTTATCACAGTTAAACCGCAGCCGGATGTAGAAAAAAATCGTATCTCTTTATATGATGTAGCAAAAACAAAGCACTGGTGCAAACTGTACTTTAAGAGTGACACCCGAGATGTATATATAGAAGGATATATAGAAAGTGTGGAGGGTTCTCTTTTTGAGATGAGCCAAGAAATACAAATCTCTATATTGTGCCATCAGCCATACTTTGTTGCAATGGAAACAATCATAACAGAAATGTCAAAAACACTGGATTTGTTTGAATTTCCATTCGCGATAGAAAAAGAAGGTATTGAAATCAGCAGAATTGAAGATGATCTGGTAAAAACCATTATCAATAACGGAGATGTTGAAACCGGTATTATCATAGAAATGTTAGCTAGTGGAAGTGTCGTAAATCCAACTATTTACAATGCTGATACTCGGGGTAGTTTCGGATTAAATATCACTTTGCAGATGGGTGATAAAGTAACGATTAACACAACGCCGGGGAATAAATCGGTGATTCTCACAAGGTATGGAATAGAAAGAAATATCGTAAACAACATCACGAAAAATCCGGAGTGGTTTAAACTTTTACCGGGTGAAAATACCTTTACATATAGTTGCCAAGACGGAGAAGAATTACTATCAGTTAGATACCTATGTGAAAGTAAGTTTGAGGGAGTGTAGAACATGGACTTATACATAACAAATCCAAAATTCGAACTAGTAGGGGTTATAGATAGCTACACTTCACTTATCTGGACAGAGCGGTATAACGACTGCGGTGACTTTGAAATAATGATAAGCGCCAATGATAAAAATGTTGATATTTTACAGAATGGATATTATATCAAAAGAACAGATACAGACAGAGTAGGGATTATTGAAACAAAAACCACTCAAACCAATGAAGAAACCGGAGATTATATCATAGTATCGGGAAGGATGTTGGAAAGTATCCTTGATAGGCGTATTATTTGGCAGCAAACCACTTTAAATGGCTCAATTAACGAAAGCGTGCACAGACTACTGATAGAAAACGCAATTTCCCCCGGTATAAAGGCAAGAACTATTCCTAATCTGACCTTTATCACGCAAGAAGAGTTTGAAGGTAAAGTGGAAATGCAAGTTACGGGAGATAGTCTTTTAACAGTAATTTTGGATATATGCAAGATGTTTGGATTGGGATTTAAAGTAACTTTAAGTACAACCAACGTCATAACAGCCTGTTTATATAAAGGTGCTGATCGCTCGTATCAACAAAATGAAAATAGTTACGTAGAATTTAGTCCAGATTTTGACAATCTCATATCTTCCAACTTTATGACAAGCAGCCAAAACTACAGAAATGTTGCTTTAGTAGCCGGTGAAGGTGAAGGATTAGACAGAAAAACAATTCCTGTCGGAGCTGCGGAGGGTATGGAGCGGTATGAGCTGTACGTAGATGCCAGAGATGTTTCCAGTAATGAAGGCGAAATCATGGAACAGGAATATTTAACACTTCTTCGAGAAAGAGGAAAAGAAAAGTTGCTGGAATACTTGACAGAAACATATTTTGAAGCGGATATAGAGCCGCGATTCATGTTTCAATATCGGAAAGACTATATGCTTGGCGATATAATAATACTAAAAAACGAATATGGAATTACGGCATATCCGAGAATTATTGAAGTAATCGAAAGCGAAGATGAAACAGGGTATAAAGTAGTGCCAACTTTTGAAAGCGAGGAGGGAAAATTTTGATAAAATGCGGATTTTATAACAGCAAAAACGGAGATCGTAAGTATAACGCGGAAGATATGACACAGCCATATAAACGGCTTGTAAGTGATGGTGTATATGCTATGCCTGCCGGACAACTAAAAGTTACAGCCGCAGGAGGCATGAAAATTCAAGTTAGCGCAGGTGCGGCAAAAATCGGTTCTCGCTGGCTGGAAAGCGATGCAATAGAAACTTTTACTTTGGATCCGTCCGATGTAGCATTAAATCAAATTTATGCAGTCGTAATTAGAGATGATAACAGCGAAAATGTGAGAGACGGTTTAATTGCACTGAAAAAAGGAGCTCTTGCCAGCAACCCAACAGCACCAGATGTTGAAAGATCGGAAAATATCACCGAGTTAAAAATTGCAGAAGTACGAGTAAATAAACTGGTAGAAGAAGTGACGGACGCGGATATAAAAGATACCAGAGCAGATACCACGGTATGTGGCTGGGTAACGGGATTAATAGATCAAGTTGATACTTCCGATCTTTTTACACAGTGGGAAAGTGCATATGAGAAGGAACACCAAAGGCAACAAGAGCAAATTGTGAGTAACCAGTGGGAGTTTGACAGATGGTTTGATAATGTAAAAGATACTTTTTTAACACAAGCAACCATCGTGCGAAGGAAAGTTTCGGAAATAACTACTCAAAGCAGCGGTGTTAAAGTGATAGATATAAACATTTCTGACTTTAACCAAGACTTAGACATTTTAAGCGTTTTTGTTAATGGTTTTAAAATACCGGAAAGTGAGTATACATATAACGCCACACAAATAACACTAAATGAAGCGTTAGATATAGGGTCGGTAGTACTGGTAGAAGCACTAAAGTCCATAGACGGAAAAGATGCTGAAACCACTATGCAGGAGTATGTAAAGCAAGAAGCAAGCGCGAACGCTGCGATTGAAAACGCTAATTCTGCGGCAGAAGAAGCAAGAACAACCGCCGCAGCAACCGCAACAAACACAGTAAATGCGATGAAGGGACAACCTAACGGAATTGCAAGCATAAGTGCAAGCGGGGAACTAGAGCAGGCTCCACCGCAAAGTGTAATGTTTCTTGCATCGCATCCTGTGGGCAGCTTATTTGAAACAACAGTTTCCACAAACCCCGGCACACTTTATGGTGGCACATGGGCAGCGTGGGGAGGAGGTCGCGTCCCTGTAGGGGTAAATACCGCTGACAGCGACTTTAATACAGTAGAAAAAACAGGCGGCAAGAAAACCGAAAGACACGAATTC